CGGTCTTTTCATAGACCTGATAGTATTTAGCAAATAGTCAAATTGTAGTTTTTTTTCAAGATAGTGTCTACTATTCATCTCGTTTGCGAAGGCCAGACAATCTTTGTGCTGAGATAAAGCACGATTGACCAGAAACGGGTTGTACTCCTTTTCAGTTAGTTCATCTACAATAAGTTGCTTCTTAGTTTGTAGAATGGCGGTAGCATAGTCGAATGGGTTGCTCATTTTTTGTAATTTGAATCCGTATATTTGAGGAGTTCGTCAATCTCATCTTGGCTCAATTTCTTAATGGGGATTAAAGAATCCTGTTTAATTGGTATAACAATCATACGAATACCAAACTTTGTCGTGTATGTTTCAGTCTCAATGAAGGTTTTAGGATTAGCTTTAAAAATCCAACCACCCCACTTATAGTTAAGATTAATTAAAGGTGGAATTGATATAAAGTATAATTCATCCACGTTACGACACTTTTTTAGTTGATTTTCTCTAAAAGTAAAAGCATTTTTCTTTACGAATGGTTGTTCTGTTTTCACTTCAATCAACATACCGTCAACAATCATATCTTTTACATGATCGAAATGATCAATTGATTCATGAACTTTGCGGCCTAATGTATTAAAATAATTGACAAGAATTTTCTCACCAATTCTACCTAAGATATCAATTCTCTGTTCAGTTTTCATTTAAACTCCACATTAGCCATGATTTCAGTTAGACAAGCAACAAGATTGATTTCATGATCGGCAACAAACGCTTGTTTATATTGATAGTCAGCAAGAATTAACACTGCTTGTGGTATACTCTGAGGCTTTGCAATGTCATACAAAGCATCGTAGAGTTTGCGAAAGAATGTCGTGTTATCAATGTCCGTACTAGCTGCCCATTTACGGACGGATGCAAAGTCTTTTTCTTTCAGATGTTTGACAATCTGTGTGATAGAAATATCGCCAATCTGAGAGAGTATGCCCACATCAATCTTGCCGAGTTTGGAGTAACGTTGTAGTTCATTAATAACACGACGAAAATCTGGAAAGTGTTTTTTGACAACTTCTGCAATTACTTTTTCGTCAAAATCAACTTTCTCTGTGTTGAGTATGTGTGTCATGCGTTTGAAGAAAGCAGAAGCCATCTGCGCCTTTTCACCATTTTTTAAACCAAACTCAATCACTGCACAACGACTGTGTAGTGGGTCAATGATTTTGTTTTTATAATTACAGGTGAAGATGAAAGAACAGTTCGCAGCAAACTCTTCGATTGCGTTACGTAGAATTGCTTGTGCGTTTGGTGTTAGATAGTCTGCTTCATCTAGTATGATAACTTTACGACCACCAGACAATGAAATAGATGATGCATAGTTTTTAATTTTGATACGAATCGTATCGACGCCGTTTTCATCAGAACCATTGATTACCATGTAGTCGCAACCGATTTCGTTGCACATGGCTTTGGCGATTGTCGTCTTGCCCACGCCCGCTCCACCAGCCAGAAGAAGATTCGGCATCTCCTTCTGATTCACGTATTGTTGAAACACTGCTTTTAAACGTTCTGGTAAAATACAATCTTCCACTGTTTGTGGTCGATATTTTTCTGTCCACAGAAGATGTTCCATGGTAACCTTTCACAAAAATCATAATGTAATATATTATATCAGTCAGCGTTCAATCTTGCAAGAACTTCTAGATATGGTTCTTTTACTTGCCAATCAATATTGTTGACACCATAAATGACAGTTCTTGGCTGTAATTGAGCATTCGTATCTGGCTGAATTAATTCAAAGACAGAAGCAACAACGTCTTTGTTGATAGCAATCGAATCACCATCATGATTCGATGATGCATTTGTAAAAACAACGAACTTACCCATGATTAATCCTTTTCAAATTTTGAACCAGTTTCGGTTGCAATCCAATACTGAAGATTCAAGTTTTTATGTTTAAAGTTTGAAATACCTTTTGATGAAATTCTTACTTCATAATTACCAGAAATCATTTTGATATTCTCAATCTTAAAGATCATTTTGTACTTGTCACCATTACCTTTCGCAATTTCAAGTGAGTCTGTGTGTGCAGCATCATTGGTCATATCAAGTGCCACAGCGTAGATTTTTTCACCATCGGATTCAATTGAAACGTAGCTGGATGAAAGAACACTGGCCGCTTTCATGATCCAATCGAAATCTTCTTGCTTGAGTTCGAAAGAAATTTCGGCATCAGGCATTGAAATTGGTTTGTCAGGTGCGGCAACAATCATATTAGGCGCACAAAAACGATACTTAATTTTGCTGCGACCCTGTAGTCCTGAAATGAGAACATTGCTCGTATCAAACTCAATTACTGGGTCATCTTTATGTAGTGTCAGAACAGACAAAAAATTGTTCAGATCGTATACACCAAACTCAGTAGGAATTTCTTCATTGATTGTTGCCTCTGCCATCACATTCTTTTGTGCAGAAACAGTACGAAGTGTTTTACCTTTTTTAAATAGAATGCCTTGATTGATGCTGGCAAAGTTTTTTAGAACAGTTAATGTTTCTAATGAAAGTTTCATGATTTATTTCCTCGTCAAATTGTGGTTGTGTAAAGCCATTATAGCATAGTGTACAACCTTCATCAAGTCATCACGATTGTAGCCATTCTTTTTACCATATCGTTGTGCATACTTGATGATATTACCAATAAAGAATCCTTCACCGTGCCCACAGTCAATAATGAATTCTGAAGTTTGAAATTTGTTTAGTGAGTAGTGTTGACCGTATGTCTTATCGATATATTCTTTTATATCTTTAAGAATACGGTCTTCACTGTACTTGTAGTCAATCACAACCTACCAGTGTACTGAGCAACGGCGGGCATGTTGCCAGTAAATGCGTAGGTACCAATGTGCTGTGTTTTCATCCAAGGACATAACCAAACTTGTCCATCAATCTTGCGCCACATCTGACAGAACATATAATCTTCTGAAAGATAACGTTCTGAACCACCACCAACACATGAATCAACAGTATCAATTACTGTGTCAAAGTATGCATGAATGTATCGTGAGCCATCAAAGTGTTGTTGACCAATATGATCAGGCTTATATTTGATTTGAGGATAAGCATCTTTCATCTTATCGAATACTTGACGCTTGATCATCATATGACCTGTACCAATTTCCATGACTTGAAGCGGATCGGATACTTGAAATTGTTGTGTGCCTTTTACTACATTGAATACATATTCACCAACAAGATTTTCAAGTTCTTTGGGATTTAGATCAGGATGCTTACGTGCTGTCTCAGCAATGTTGCCCCAATTGATTGACTTCTTGGGATAAGGACCGCCGATAACATCTTTATCAAGTGCCAATAATGCTACAACATCATTCGGGTCAAAGTGAATGTCCGAATCGATAAACATCATGTGTGTGAAATCTGTGCGTAGAAACTCATCTACTAGATAATTTCTTGCTCTTGTGATGAGTGATTCATTGAAGAGAAAAGAAAACTTTGTTTCGATACCATAACGAATCATGATGGTCTGTAGGTCAAGACAAGACTTCATATACAAACCATGATTCATGCCACCATACATTGGTGTAGCCACAAACAGTTTATTCTTTCTCAATTCTTCAAGGTTAACTTGTAGTTGCATAATTTATCCATAAAAAAGAGTGAGAACACATAATATATATGCTCTCACTCCGCTAGTTTTCTAACCTAATTAGGCAAAGGCTTCTGCTCCAAGAACTGCATGTGCCATGGCAACCATTTCTTTAGTTGGCTTACCAAGTTTGTAGTAAGTGATACGACGACCATCAGCAAGAGTTTTCTTGTTAGTGTAGATGCAATGACCTTCTGCACGTAGTTCTTCAATACGAGCACCAACGTTTATGATACCGAAACGGGCACGTGCCTGTGCAGCAGTCAAAGTATTGTAAGGACCATCTTTAGAAAGGAACTTTAGGATTTTCTCTTTAGCAGACATTCAATTTACTCCATAAAATTAGTCGCACTAAAAATAAAAAAAAGTAGAGGCGACTTTTCTCTACATACTTAACATTATATAAAAAAAGAGAGAGTGTGTCAACACTCTCTCTGGTAAAAGTAAAAGATTACCTTAGAATGGACGTTCTTCAGAAGTAGTTACCGCAACTTCATCAATAACCGCTGGCGCAGCATTTGGATCAATACCAGCATCAATCTTAGTATATAGATCAAGAAAGGTAATCTTAGTATCGGCATCAAAACGATTCAAGCAATACTCAATCGCTTTTTTCTTATCACCGTAGATACCAAATGTTTTGACAATGTGTACCAGACGGCGGGTTGAAATAACTTCATCACAACCACCATCAGCAAAGGTGCTACGAATTACGTTTGCCCACGACACAAGATTTTTAGCAAACGTTTCATCAGAACGACCTACAGAATCAAGTTCTTTGTTGACAATCTTTTCTTCGATACGTGCGGGTGGAAATTCTTGTTCCATTGTATTAGGAAAACGTTCAAGAAACGCCTCATTCAACACATTGGTAAACATATAACGACCATCATCGGAGCCTTTACCCTTTGTATTTGCAGTAGCAAACACGGTAAAGCCTGGTGCAGGTGTCACCAACTCATTCTTTTTCTTTAGCAAGAATGGTTTACCCTCAAGTACACGTTGCAAGCACGACAAGTTTTGTGCGCCGTAATCAATCTCATCGATACAGAGTACAGCACCCTGACGAGCAGCAACCGTCACAGGACCGTCACGCCATTCCATCTGACCGTTGATAAGCACATAGTTACCAAGCAAGTCACCCTCATCAGAATCAGGTGTCATTGATACGCAAACGAATTTACGTTTTGCTTTGGCGCAAGCCTGTTCAATCGACATTGTTTTACCATTACCAGACTGACCAGTAATGAACACAGGAAAGAACTGACCAGATTTCACAATTGACAACACATCATCAAAGTTGCCAAAAGGAACATAGTTGTTATATTGAGAGGGTACAAGATTACCAATCTCAAGATCAGTTGTCACATTAGCAATACGATTACCCTGTACCGGCTCTGCTTTTACCATAGGGATTACTTGTGCCAACATATTGATAGCCGGTGCTGCATTGGAAGCACCAGGAACACGGAACACACCACGCTTGATACGATATGATTCATCTTTGGTGTACCACTGTGGCCACTTCAATCCAGTCTTGGCCACAATGTCACGAATATCGTCGGTATTGATTTGAGATTTGCCAGTTGCAATAATTGCATCAATGAAAGCCTGGCGTTTTTCAGCACGACTTGACATAATATAAATTCTCCATCACATTAGGAACTACTATTATAAATGAAACCCACCACTTTGTCAAGTGGTGGAATATTATCAAACTGCTATTATACCAATAAAACGTGATACCAGAACACGATTGACTTGACGATTCTTGGTAAACTTACTGAACGCCTTAGTCAAAGTTGCCGTACTGACTTTTGATGGTGCTT